ATGACATGGGGGGGTGATATTTTTGCGACCCCCCCCATACCCCTTTCGAGGCTGGTATAGGGGGAGCGCGACCCATCACAGGGCCTTGAACAACTCGATGCCGAGTCGATTACAATTCTTTTGTAACAATTGTGTAGACTCCTAAAGGATTTACTGCAACTATTTCAGCCATTGCGTCGTCCAAGATCCTCTCGTTTTCTATATCCGAAAGATCTTCACTTGTTTTCGCAATTCTAGCCAAATAATTGTCTGTGTAGTATCCAGCATCATGATCCCAACGACGCCAATCTTCAGTTTGTGTGAAGGGATCAAATGGATTGTCAGTTGTGGTCAACGCCGTTAGCTTAGCCATTTGTCTTTCTCCTTTCTAATACGTACAACCTAAAAGGTTGGGTCATTGATCAACTTTTTAGATACCTAGAAACAGTAGAAGTAGAACAATCAAGTCGTTCTGCAATCTCAGCTAATGTGTAACCAGCTGCTTGCATAGCTTTGACTCTTGATGTGTTAGCTTTACTCATGCTCTTTGTCTCTTTAGGCAATGATAGTTCTCGTAAACGGTCCTTATCAGTGTACTTAAGCATCTTATCCAACTTGGTACCTGATATAGCACCTTCTTGTATAGCCTTCCATTCATTGTCATTGATGTAGATCTCTTGTCTTTGAGCACCAACAGCTTCTCTAGCACGCTTTAAATGCTGATCTCTATATTTCTTTTTTTGATCATCAGAAAGCGTATTATCAGCTTCTATAGCACGAAGAGTGCTACTAGCAAGCTGTTGTGCCTTTCGCTCTCTAGGAGCATTGGATTCTGCCTTTTTAAGCTTTCTGTCTAAAGAGTCTACTTCAGAACGGTACTTTTCAGTCGCTTCTTTTGTTTTCTGCCTTGTTTTTGTGTTTATTTTTTCTTTTCTTGCCTCATTAGCAAGTGCTTTACAAAAATTAGCATAATCTGCATAAGCTTCTTCTTGTGGTGTTCCTGTTGACAACTTATGTGCATCTTTTACGAGTTCCATTTGTGTCATGTCATGAGTTACGAATTCTTCTTTTCCTGTTTTTTTATTTATGTATTTTTCTTCTCTGTAATACTGTTCTTTTTCTCCAGTTTCTTTATTTATTCTTGGAGCGCCAACAGCTTTGCCAGGAACATGAACTTCATTTTTAGCACGAGTAATTAAAGTTGAAGCACCACCAAATTTAAGATTGCCATCCAAATCGTAATGTTCTTGGTATTTCTTTTTTAATTCTTTTATTCCATTTCTTTTTTCAGATTCTCGCCAATCCAAATTATGTTTAGCGGTATCTATAATTGTCATGGAATGTCTCGTTGCTCTAGCCAACTCATCTGGTTGTGCTCCTTGAAGTGTCATGTCCATGATGAGATTGCTTATCTTTCCCATCTGGTTCTGTTCGGTTCTTGATCCTTTCTTCCAAGCTGGTTTCATTCCTTCTTTAGCTGGGTATTCTGTTTTAGGATCAAAGCCTTCAAGTCCTTTAAGTGGCGCAGAGTTTGTTACTTTAACTTTGCTACTCAAAGGTATAGTTAATACAGTATCGCCATCGAAGTCAGCACCAGATAGTCTTTCAGCTGTACTTGCACTAATACCAACAGCATCTGCAGATGTAGGAGTTATTACTTTCTTTCCTTCTCTGTTGTTATTGTTTACTGTTAGTATTGGTATCTGAAATGTTCCTTCATGTGGGAATCTTACAAGTGCTAGCTTAGTACCATCTTTAAATCTAGGAGCATACACTTCTGTATCTTTAATTGTTGACAATGGTAAGATTACTGAGTATCTTTGTCCTGGTAATGTAGCTGCCTTAAGATGTATAGATGCTGAGTCCATATTACTTGCAAACTCATCTAAGTAATGACGTTTAACAATAGGGTTGGTTAATGATTTAATCTCTTCCAACTCTGCTCTCTTGTCTGCCTTACTTAGATTAAGCTGATTATTTATTAGTTTCATATCCTGTTTAGCTAAGAACTGTGAAGGAAGTTCTTTACTCCATGTTTCCCATTCTCCTTCTTCTCTTGTCTTATTGACAGGACTTAACTTCTCTTTACCATCTTTGTCTACATAGTAACTTTGGCCATTAGCCGCTATAGTAGAACCAAATGGATTCATAGGATCTTCGGTCTTTATAGGCTTTAATACTTCAGCCATAGACTTATCGCTCTTTTTATTTGTATTAAAGAGTATGTCTTTTCCTTCAGGTAAGTCATCTGAATACACGGCCATGCCTTTAAGATAGTATTTACCATCAACAAGTATTCTTACCTGTGCATAATGTGAATCGCCTAGACTAAGATCAGCGCAACCTCTTCTTAATTCAATTACACCATCCTTATCAGTTCCTTTTACTTTTCCAGGATCGTCAGCATAACGAATTGCTAATCTGCTAGAATCAAAAGAGGCTGGTTTTTGTAAAGGCCTATAAGATTTACCGCCATCATCCGATGTATACTCAGTGATAGTTTCAATCTTGTCATTATCTCTAGCCTCATACACTTCTTTGTATTCAGTTCCCCAAGGACATAGAACCTGCATTGTGGTGTACTTACCTTTGTTTGTTACCTGTTCTTGCCTTATGTCATATCTTTGTCCAAGACCTTTAGCTTCAACAAGCATAATAGCTTCATCCATAACATCTCTAGTAACACCAAGTTCATGCTCTGTAGCTGCGCCAACATCGATGAAACCTTTTTCTTTTATCTGCTTAACCAATATGTCAGCTGTATTGTTAGCCAGCTGTGCTTTATTGTTTTCATACACTTTAAGTTTGTTTCTTACAGAACTTTCATTCATACCTAGCTTCTTACCAATCTGTGTTGCTGTCATTCCTTCATCCGACATCTCTTTAATCTTATAAAGTTCTTCAAGTTTCTCTTGATGCTTTGCTATTCTTAATGCAGTTCTAAGATCCTTAGTTTGACACTTCAAATACTTAGCAATCTCGGATTCTGTTAATCCATTAGCAACATAACTGTTGTATCTAGCAATAAATTTAGTTGCATGCTGATATGGGTTTTCTCCAGAACCCCAAGGAAATCGTCCAGAATGTCCGCCTTCAAGATGTCCAACACCTTCATGAGCTAAGAAATCTTCTTTGATTGAATCGTTTAGTATTGCTTTCATTTCACTAGCTTCGTAATTCATTCTTAGCCCTCCTTAACGCTATTAATAATCTTGTCAAACTGTATTATTGTATCCATAATTGGACCAATGTCTTCAACTGTTGGATTGTCAACTATAAAGTCATCGTTTTGATAGATCCTGGTTTCAAACTCAATATCACCAGGTCTGAATTTGTATTCCAAACAGAAAAGAGCTGCATAAATATAAAGCTGCTCCATGTGTGCTGGTATTCTACCAGTCTTTAGATCGTGGATTCTTAAGAATCCTTTCTTCTCGTCGAACTTAATTGCATCTGCTGTACCAAAACAATTGTCAGAATATCTAAGAACCTGTTCTGGTGTCATTCTAAAACCAATTGCATCGTTTACATACATGTTCAATGTCTGTTTAGTCTTAGGCATCTTAATTCCAAGATCAATGTGTTCTGCAGCAAGTGCATGCAATCTTGTTCCCATCTGTACAGCTAAGAAGTTCCTGTATCTTTCTTCAAGCTTCTCATCATCATAATTAATCCAATGATACTGACTTGCAGATAGGAATGCATGTTTGCCTTCTAGTGTGTGATGGTCATTAAATATAAATTGCTTTGCCATAGTGAATTCCCCTTTCACTTAAAGTATTGTTCGAGTTCGTCTAGAACCTCATCTTTGTTTTCTGGAAATATAAATCTGGCATACCCCATGTCGTCCAGTTTATTTACCCAATATTCCTGATTGGGGCGATGCGATGCTTTGCTATGTTTTTTACACTCTAGTGCTGCCCATTTTGAATAATAGAATATAACAAGGTCGGGGATACCTTGTATGTAGTTGGGATCATTCTTAAGAATAACGCATCCCTCAAATCGTTCCTTTAACTCCTTTATGAGTTGGGACTGGAATCGATTCTCATTCTTCATAATGGGCAACTCCTTTCACTAAAGTGTAATGGCAAAACAAACATCAAAAGAAAAAGAGAGCGTGTTAAAAGCTCAAATAAAATCGGCTTTTTATTACTCTCCCTATAAAAGGGGCTGTTTTTTTCGCGAATACCATTTTTGGGCAAAAAAGAAGAGCCCTTGAAAATATCAAAGGCCCAATCCTTTTAGTCTGGAAGCGCGTTAATGGCGTCATCCAAATTCCTTAGTGCGAATGCTAGTTCACCATACATGTCAACCATATGCATCTCTTCATCCGTAACGACTCTGTCCGGTTCTTCAATCTTCATATGGTCACCCATGTAACCCAACAAGCCCGCAACAAGGCCCAAATCATTTTTAAGTTTTGCTTTATCCATATAATCACCTCCATTAAACTGCCTGATTTATCCGCGTCCGTACCGATAGCAAAGAATATGCGAAAAACTATCTCTGCCTGTTTGTCTACTTTTTTTCGCCCTATTATATATATTTATATACTTTTTTCTCATAATAATTAAAAAAAAAACATAGACAAACAGGCAGAATGCCCGCAAACCCAGTGTTTATGCGGGTTTCCGCTGTCTGTTTTTTCAAAAAAAACATAGACATGTCTATTTTTTTTAGACATTTTTGCCCAATTTTTGCCCATTTTCACCCAATTTTTACCCCTGTCTACATTTAAAAACAGACATGTCTACTTTTCACAGACAGAAAATAGACAAAAATAGACAGAAAAAACACCCAAAAATCACCAAAAAATCCAAAAAATAAGACTGGTTGAAAGCCCAAGAGCGTCTGTAAAGACGCCCAAAGGCCTTGCCTCCTACTTGCTCTTCTGCTTCTCGATCTTCTCCAATTTCTCATAGATAGCATCAAGAGTTTTACTATTCTCTGCAATTAACTGTGACTGCAAATTGACCAACTTCATCATGTCATTCCACATTTTGAGAGACTTGCTTATGAAAGCCATGGCATTCTCGTCCATCTCTCCAATGTCAGAGAGCGAATCAATCTCGCCAAAAGCCATCTTAATCATGTCCATCATAAACGTATCACAACTCTTCATAAGTTCGTCAACAGCGTCATTGTAAATTGTTGCTTTCGTAGTATTCTCCATAATAAATACCTCCTTAAAAATATAAATTAATTAAGATACACAAGAACAATAAGTTCCATTAAAGCACTAGATTTTTACGCGAAAAACGAAGAGTCCTTGAAGGACCCAACGTCTTGTAAAACTCTTACTTGTCTCTTAGAAATATCCATAATGGCCATGCCAATACCTTCCAAAACAAGTCTCCAAATAATGATTTCTCGCCTTCATCAAAGGCAATCTCATTGTTCTTAACTGCTAATGAAATTACTAGCAAACCAATTAATAAATATAATCCCATAATGTTACCTCACTTTCTGTAAATACAATAAGTTCCATAATAGCGGTAGTTTTATTCGCGAAACGGCCAAAAGGCCGTGAATTATTTAACCATAGATTTGTCATATGTCTCGAGTTTCTCCATCCATGGCATACCCTCCTCAGGTACTGTACAGATAGCCATAATAAGCTCCTCTCCAGCAATACCTTTGCAAGTTACCAAATGGTACTCAATTCCATGACGATTCCAGGTCTCAACGGCCTTCGCCAAATCGATTACATTTGTAAAAATTGATGTTGTTTTCATAATAATCATCCTTTCTAAATATAAAAATACAATAAATACAAATGAGATCTCTCTCATAATATGATGTGAAAATCATGCGAAAAAAGAAAAGGCCCAGAGCCCCTGAAGGGCTCAGCCTATACATTATTCAATTGTTTTACTTAATACCTTTTCTTTCTAAAAAGTCACCAAGATTTCTTTCAATCACGCTTTCAAAAAGCAACTTATCGCTAATGCTCATCTTAGCACTTGCTTCCTCCCACGAGCTGTCAATAACATCAGTCATCTCGTCATAAGTATCAATCAAATACTTATTCTGACAATACTGATATACATTACAACCCACGCTAGCAATAAATGCCGCAACGAGCATAACTACAGTTACCTTCTTAAATACATTCTTAAAATTCTTCATAGTGAATTCCTCCTTAAGATATAAAATAGTTAATTAAGTTATAAACAGAGAATAATCTCTCTCATAATACTAGGTGAAAATTACGCGAAAAACGAAGAGACCCAGAGGTCTCCCCGCTTCCGAACATTGTGTCACTAGTCATCGTTTTCAGTTTTAACATCTCTCTTGTTGCATACCGCATCCCATCCTTCTATAACTCCTGCCCATACGTCTGTACCGGTGTCTTTTTTATACTTTTCTCCACCTAACACAGCCGCAACAAAGCAGAAGCTCAACAAGAATGAAATCACAAAATATGCAAGTTTAATAAGTGACCATAAAAATCCAAAAACCTTCTTCATAATAAGCTCCTTTCGTGCTACAATAAGTTCCATTAAAGCACTAGATTTATTCGCGACTCCATTCACCAACAAATTTACCCTCATTGAACTTCTTCTTCTTATCCAATGCGCGTTTGATAGCTAGGTCGATTGGTGATTTAGAATATAAATAGTAGTAGTATAGCTCTCTGTAAGGTGTGTTCAGGCGGTCTATACGGCCCATAGCCTGCTCTAAAACCTTATAGCTGTACTGTTGGCTGTAGAATATAATAGTGTCCGTATTTACACAATTCCAGCCCTCTGCACCGGCCGTATACTGCACTAAGTACACCCATTGTGAGCCTGTAGGGAGTTCCTGATGCTTGTGGCCATTCCATTCTGCTATCTCAGTTCCTTCTCTATAAGCTAAACCACGCAAAATATCAAGCTCGTAGTCAAAGTTATAGAATATTATAGCCTTATCCACCTTATCGAGTATCTCTAATAAGTTTATACTACGGCTAGGATCTTCGTTAACCACTCTACGCAAACAATAGCACAATTCACCTGCATTTTGCATAGGCATGTCTGTCCAGTCGTTCCAACGCTCCTTAGTTACGTATTTATAGTAGTCTCGGTCATAGTCGCAGAGAATATCAATCTTATGACGAGTTGTCTCACGTTTGAAGTCCATGTCCACGAGTATCTTATCCCTTAATCGTACGAGTTTCTTAGTGCCCACATAGCGATCTATCTTGGGGAATTTACACCACCTAGCGTATATAACGTGCTCATGGTTGAATTCGGTACGGTTTTTATAGAATCCATTAGCTATAAAGACCGGTATGTAATCCGTCCAAGTGTCTCCTGGAGTGGCGCTTAGCAATATCCATGGGTTGTCGTGCTCTGGTTTGGTTATTTTAAGGAAACTCTTCACCCAAGCCCCGCTGCCTACAACCCTCTGTTCGTCAAATATAAACATGGCGTCTTCAATCTTCTCGTATTTAGCGATGTTATTCCAGCTGTCAACCACTATCTTATTAGAATATCTATTGAGCTCTGGTTTAGTAGATAAACCGAAATGTGATAGCTCCTGCTCCCATTCCATAGTGTCTCGCTTACGAGCTGTGGTAATTATGTACAGATCCCTTGGCTTATTTGAAATATCAATAGTCTCTGATCCGCCATGCCATGTCCAATACCAATACAAAGCTGTAAGACTTTTGCCGCTGCCCACACCACCGCATAGGATCTTACCGACATCCAGCTTCTCTACAGCCTCTTTTTGGTAATCTCTTAGTTTAATCATAGTCTCTCCTTTCAAATATAAAAAGCAAAAGGCCCTGCGAAAATATCACAGAGCCCCTCGACTTAGATCTGTCCGTCTCTTTTGGCCTTTGCCAAAATGTCAAGAACCTCCAAAGCTGACCATCCAACGATCGGTAATAAACGTTCTTCGGTTGATACCCAACATAAATCGCTGTTGAGTTCTCCATAAACGTAAACCATCTCTTTGTTCTTGGTCTCCATATGTCCTTGTAACATAATAATTCCTCCTTAAATACAAAACAACAGTTCCATTAAAGGAGTAGAATTTATCGCGTATTGTAAAGGGCTTCCATTTCCTCAGTACAACCCAAATAGTCACAAAATTCTTTCAATCTAGGTGAGAAGACACGAGGTATGGAATTGCCGGACCTCAAAGATGACAAATATCCATTGGATACACCCATATCGATGGCAATCTCTTTTAAAGTCTTATCTTGGTCATCAAATGCATCCCAGATTATCTGTTTAAATGAGAACTTAAAGTTTTCGTCGTAATAACGAGTGGTGTCCTGCTTCTTTTTATTATGATGCTCTAGAGCCTTATGTCTTGCTTTAATGCGCTTTGTTGAAGGTCTACTGTTAACGTGCATACGGATTGTCGACATTGCTTCTTCACCGTCCGTACCGCTCCAATCGACCAACGGTGATTTCTTAAAGAATCGCTCAGCTTCCTCAAGCTTCTCCTTAGCCTTTTTATCACGAGGACGTTTTAGTGTTCTCGTATAGGCCTCCTCGTACTCTGAAGCTGCATCTTTGTAAATGGTCTCTAATATATTGTAACATCCAGCCATGTTCAATTCTTTACCAAGATCCCACTCGGTTTCCTCATTACCCGACTCAGTACCTTCGACGAGAAGACAAAGAGTATTAGGGTTCATTTCGGATGTATAGAAGGATTTAACTTCTCTTTTACGAATATCACCGTAATTGTTAAGAGCATCTCTCTTTTTCTCGAGTCTCTTTTTAGCGCCATCGAGATCATTCTTATAGGCTGCCAATCCTCGTGTGTAATGTCCTTTAGGTTTCATTCTAAAGTTTTTGATAAGATCTTCGAGAGCTTTTATATGCTCTTCGGTCGTAACGACACTCGCTCTCAAGTCGTGCTTTACCTTTCTATTTATTGCACGAATATTATCCTCGGTTGGCTCCCCAACAAATATCCAACCAGTGCCACGAAGGGTTCCAATACGCACCGTATCGAAATCCGTGATGTTATCCGCCTTTAAGAAATCGTTTAATGTAAGTTTGCCTTCTACCATATTGTTACCTCCTAAATTCAAATATCAATTACCAGTTTGCCTCTCTTTTCTGTCTGAGAGCTTTGAAGAGTTTGAACTGCTTTTCTGTAATTGCAACAATATCTACGTCCATCGGATTGTCTTTTACAATAATTATATCAGGCAGTTTAGCGTCGCTTGCAGATGCAAATTCTATACCCTCGGCACATTCAAAATATGCTTCATTAATATTAAAAATTTTAGCTGTATTAGCCTCTTCGAAAGCCCCTTTACTTCTCTCCCAACCTGGAAGATGAAGAATCACATCACAAAGTTTTAAAGCTGTTAGATCAATATCCATAATACTATCATGATCCCAGCCCTCGTCAAAGCAAGTTAGATTGCCAGGGTTAAACACTGCACAACCGAGAGCGTGTAAATAATCCTCTGCTAAGTCGAACATGGCACGGTTGTAATCGGCATATCCAGTCATCGGACCCGATATAAAGACTCTACAACCTTCATCTGTAATTTTTTTCGCAGTGCCTCCGTGATGCCTTATTTTTATAATATCTTCTCTAGTTGTATAATTAGATTTATTATCCATAATTGATCCTCCTTATTTGTATTGAGATCTGAGATCCAGGATTCAAAAAATCTATAACAATCGGCGCATAATAGAATTTTAGAGCTTCCATCACTAATGGAATATTTTCTAAAATCTAAATGTGGAACTTCAAATATTTGCCCGCATCGATCACACTTAGACCAAGTTATTTCATCAACGCCGTTGTACATCAAACTCACCTCCATATTTCAACCAATTAACAAAACCTTTTACACACCCATTGCAAATATCATAACAATGATTTATCCCCTGTGGAGCATCTCCAATGTAATCCTCAACCGATAAATGTAGGACATCTATACCATTATTAATCTCTCGTCCGCATCTATCGCATCTATAAAATTGTGCCATAAACATCACTCCTCCTTTGGCTCATAGTTAACTGGTCTCTCGCTTTCCAGATTCACTGGGTTGCTGAGACAAATATCACAAACTGACCCCTCGACGTTGTCATCTACCTGCCAGTTCTTGCAGCCTTCATTACAATATTTGTGAAACTCTACGATTTTCTCATTATTATAATCCATTACTTTCTTCCTCCTTTAGAATATCAATACAGCTTATCGCTCATACGCTCTGTAATAGATTCCATACACATATCCTCTATAACATCTAGAGCTTTCCTTATACGACAGCTACTAATAGCACAAGTATCGGCATTGGGATCAGTTACAGCGTACTCGCAAATTTTTCCACAGATAACATCTTTTATGACATTTAAAGCTTCCTTTTCATCCATTACTCATTTCCTCCTTTTTCTGCCCAGTTGTGTATTCGTTCGGCTACTTTTGCTCTCATTATTTCATCATATTTCTCTTTAGTTTCGAGCCTCATTAGTAAATCATTCAGCACTGATCCCATGGCATGTCGATCCATGATTTCAAGCTCTTCTCTTGGTAGCATAATGAACTCTAGGTTTCCATCTTTTCCCATATATACATTAAAACCAGCCAAACCAAGGAATGTAAAGGATATCACGACATCGTGTTGTTCGGCAAACATTGAGACAAACTCTAAAATATTAGGGTCTTTTGTAACGTCGCAAAAAGTTTTCTTCATATTCATTCCTCACTTTCTGACTTTAATATCTTCTCAACCTCTAGCGGTGAAAATTTAATAGTGTCGCCCAGCTTAAAACCATATTTTATCCCATGCTCCTGACCTTCTCCTATCAGTATACTTTGTACTTCTTCCGGCGTATAGCTTATTTCCTTGTTGTTTTTATACTTGTTTTGAATTTTTTTAAGATTATCCGCTAACTCATTTATTGCTTGTGCGACTTCCCTTGATTCGGCAATAACATTTTTCAGATCCATTTCCACTGTAATTGGCTCCATACTATTTCTCCTCCTTTTTAAGTGTATCTCCTTAATAGCTGCTTTTGTCATTTGTTCTGTCAGAAGACGATATAAAATATCTGCTTGTTCTCCTAACTCCATTTTTGTCACTGTAATTTGGTCTCCAATTTTTCGAGCAACACACAATGACGGTTTATCCTTTAATGACGAATCATAAGAAACTGTTAAAATATCAGACGTGTGTTTCCATACTTATTCCTCGCTTTCTGCTATATAAATTATTGTTGCCCCATTGTTCAACCAAACAACAATGGAATTTGGAATACTACCTTTAATCTGCGGTACATGCATTTCGACCGCTGGTCTATAATCTAATACTTCCGCATTTGGAAACTTTTTACGAAATTCATCATAAATATCATCATAAGTTTTCATACCATTCCTCACTTTCTACCTTATAAGGCTTTGGCAATGGCATCCATGCTACAACATTATGTGAACGCCACCCAATATCTTCTTCTTCCGGTTCTTCAAAAACCTTTTTTGCATCTTCTTCGGTGCTATAAAAATCTATCCCTACAAGATGTGTTCCACCAAATGTCACTAAATATTTTCCACTCTCTTTAGGTAATTGCTTATTAACAGGAATCCACTTCGACTTTTCAATCTGATTGTCATTGCAACAATTAGAGCAAGGTTCTTGCTTTAATGTGTTGATAGCCATTCGAAAAAACTCATAAGTATTACTATCTTTAGAATCTTCATTGATTTCAAGCCACATATTTCCAAATTCTATTGTTTCTTCTCTTGTCATTTCTTATTCCTCGCTTTCTGCTTCTATGATTGTTTCACCAAACATATTTAATGCCGTTTCAACGCCTGCTGTTTCCCATATTGACCTATCATCTTTCAGTTTTTCTTCTCGTTCTTCCATTTTCTTGATAACTCTATCTGCATCAATCAATCTTCCGTGTCTTTCGGGGAGTATAATACCTTTCCTAATAACAGCTAGTACATTAAATGGTATGTGTCCTTCTTTTAATGACTGATAATCTTTCTCGTCTATCTTAATTACTATCTGCATTACCTAGTTCCTCCATTCTTTTATGCAACCTATTTACTTTCTTTTCAAACCAACTGTCATAATGCTTGAACACATCAAATCCCCTCACTATTTCATCAATGCAGATTTCTACATCAGCCATTTCTTCGGCAAGGTTATCAAGCAGTTCTTCTTCGGTCTTACCATAGACTTTATTCTCACCTCTGTAGTATCTCGCAAGCTTAAGACAGGCATGAGCAAGTTCCACGCATTCTTCTGCGGTCTGTTCAAGCATTGCAGTTTTCCCTACCTTCTCTATTAGCATAATTATTCCTCACTTTCTATCCCATTCTTACTACCACATTTAGCACAATAAAATCTAAAATTGTCATAGCCATGCTGTATCTCTCCACACTCGGAACACTCTTGACCACTTCCCGTATCTATCCAATGCCCTGTTTTCTTCTTATCGTCTAGATGCATTATCCAATAGCGCAAATCCTCATAACAGCTATCACATAAATCAATGCGCGAATTATTAATTTCAACACTATATGCTCTTAAGTCATCAAGAGATGTGTTATACGTCCGTCCACATCTATAACACTCACTTAAAAGGTTTGAATAAATTGGCGCCTCCTTTTTAAGTATTATATTGTCCAAACTCAATCCCTCCTTAGCATGAATATACATTGCTAATCTGTAAGACTTTGGAAAAATATCCATCATCTTATTGCCTATATCAGGAGATATACCAGCGAGCTTCCAAACTATCTTAGCCAACAATTTCTGAAATGAATTGTATTTTACTGTACTAAAATCATAGTTTCCGCACCAACTATACCCAGTTTTTATCATCGGTTTATTTAAAATGTCTTTAGTTGTCATAAATATCAATCCTCACTTTCTGCCCACGGGCAAAGCTCACAAGATCCATACTCCGAACATGGTGTTGTTCCACCATATTCCGTCTTAAACCATTCAAATTCCTCTTGCGAAATTCCACAGTTTATCTCATCATCCATATTATACCTCACTTTCTGTCTTTTTCATATCTACGCATATATTTAACATTTTCTTCTTCAAGCAGTATCAGAAAGCGTTTCCATAACTTTATAGGATGTCTATCACTGCATGATAAGTTCGGATCATTTATCAAAAATGTGAAAATATAATCCCTGTTCAATACTAAGTAGAAATTGACATATAGTTCGGCTTCTTCTCCCTCAATACCTTTTATCGCTTTAGTGGAAAATAGACGTATCTTCTTCATTCCTTATCCTCGCTTTCCTCATACACTTGCAAACTTCCGTCAGCGTTATATAGTGGTGTTATGCCCCCTTTGTAATAGCTTTTAATGATTAAATATTTCACCCCTGTATCGTTGGCGTATACTATTTCATATTCGAATCCAGTTTCATCATACCACTCTTTAATAAGTGTGAAATATTCTCCATATGGTTCAGGTTCTTTTGATGCATCTTCCGCATCTTCGCATCTTGTTCCGCATCCTGTTAGTAACAGACATACACACAATATTACAATTATTTTTCTCATTCTTCATTAATCCTCCTCATACTTCTCAGTACTTAAATATATATAACCCCAGTCAATAACCCCAAGGAGCTCACGCTTCCCCTGGAAGTTTCCTGCCAGCCTGGCGTGCCAATTTCCGTTCTCATCGACGTGGCAAATATCATAATCAACATGATAAGTGCCGAATCTAATACTCCTACTGTGAATTATAGCCACCACCTCTTCACCTACTGGTGGCTTTTTATTAGTGTATTCCATAATTAATCCTCCTTTTCTTTATCGCGCCAAATATCACCAATAAGTATCTCTTCAGGGTTAAAATGTTCACCCGTTGTATCCACCGGATAGATGCGGTTGAGCTTAAGCTCGAATACCCTATCATCTTCTTTGCAAATCTGGTTACTAGCTTTTTCACTATCAAATATGCCCACAACACTTACATATTCATCTAATATACCAGCCTCCCAATTAGGGAAAGTCGGTCTCACAATTAAATATAAAGTTTTATCTTCCATAATTATTCTCCTTTCAAATACTACACACCCAATTACAAAACCAAATTAAAAGTCCGAGGCCTAAACCAGCCCCGAACCCGTATATAAAGAATATCCATCGCCAGAACAACTTCTGCTTCAGATACTTAATTTCATCCTGCATCTCCTCAGTTGTCATTGTTACCTCCCTGATACTTTTTCTTAAACTCTCTATAATCATAATCATCCAAAATATCAATTATGTCCTTGCTCATCTTAGTCGCCAACGCTAACTCATCAAAAGTAGCGCCCTTTACCGCCATGTCTGTAATGAGCGTACTGAGAATATCCTCAATAGTTACCTCTTCTTTTTTAGCCTGCATACACATAACACTAGCACCGTCCTTCATATCATTATCCTCCTTCTCAACAATAAGCTTAATGTTGAACTTGCGACGAATCTCAAGTCTTGACTTGTTGCTGATCTCACCCTTTCTACAGCAAGATGCAACATAGTCTCTATTCTTGCCAATCCCAAGACTAATATCCTGCATTGTAAGACCTTTCTTCTTAATGAGTTTCTTGAACGTGTTCACCTTAAACTTGCATGTTCCTTCTTTGTTTGCTTTTGCCATATTAGTTACCTCCTATTTTGTTTCGCCATTTTCAAGTTCTCTCATAAATATCAAATGATCTATTAGATCTGCTCGTGCCCTATCTAAATCCCCATAAGGACAGTTATTTCGTCTGTACAGATCTACAGTTTTCTCTAACTTCCTACATAATTTAGCTTCATCTCTTAAAGCTATTTCATAAACATTAGTTTCTAATGTATTACCGCTAAACATTCTAAACATATATACCATCACCTACCTCCTTAAAAATGAAGAGGCCAAGAGCCCCTGATAAATATCAAGGACTCTGCCTCAGTGGGAACTCTATTCTACTAAATACTCTTTTCTTCGTTCTCACTTTTTTCCTGCTTCTTACACCACTTCAAGTACCCTCCGTAGAGACCAACAAGTATGGCATCCGATACGATCGTAGTGATCAGTATCTTCTTACCAATACTCTTGCTGGTGCTCTCATCAAGCACGTTTTTGGTTACAGAAATTAAAGGTTTCTTCATAGAAATCGCTCCTTTCATAAAGTAAATATAAATTTTAAGTTACCCATTAAAGAAGCAGATTTTTTCGCGAATTAGAATGGCTTATCTTCAGCGTACTTTTCAGCCCAGTCATCCTCTTCCATGATGAAATATCCAGTCTTGAGATATGCCTTGACGCCATGCCCTGTAGCAGTCTCCCACTCGTATGGAGAGATTGTAAGATCTGCCTCGACTATTCTTCCATAATCGAGTTCCCCAACAGTGTCCTCGTCGAGACGAGTACGAATCTTACCCTGGATCATAAACATATTAGGAGGATAGTTGTCAAACCTACATGTTACCTCCATATAGTGTAAAGGCTCGTCATCCTCGTCTCTAGGGGTTCTGAGACGTACATTCCAGCCTTCATCAATAAGCTGCTGTGCTAATTCAGGATCCAACTCAACATTGAATGTCCTCTTACCTCCCTGAGGATTGAATTTAGTTGGTGCTCCTGAGAAATTCTTAAAGCTACCTGGTAATACTCTTACACCTTCAAGTTTCAAATTGTTCATAATAAAATCTCCTTTCAAAAATATCAATAAGCAAAACAGCAAGAGCACCTGCATAATTCCTCAGATACTCCTGCTAACACTAAATACAAAGCAATACAATAAGTACAAATATTATTCAATATGTTTCCATTCCTTTATCTCTAAATAAACGAACATGATAAACATACCTATAACAAATGCTGTCATTGCATCACCTCCATTAAAGAGGCGGTTTTTTATGCGAAGAATGCCTCATACTCCTTATCGTTCGTAGAGAACTCACGAATCTTATCGCAAGCTTCATCACATAAGTGGTCATAGTATGAAATATCAATGTCATCTTCAGCGTTTGACCCTCTGACCATCTCAGCATCAAGCCATCTATAACCCTTAGTTCCATTGACCGAGTTAAATCTGCCATTTTGTGTTCTAAGCAGAATTCCACCACCTTTACCAGGCTTAACTGGACAGAATGAGCCAACTTTACCAATGAATTTGTAGTTATGACCTCTGGCTATTTCAGGAACTAACTTAGCAGATTCGGTCTCAAACGTCGTATCAGAGATAGTGCCCTCTTTATACTTACGTTCCAAAATATCCATCTGTTTCTCGAATTCACTTACATCTGTAAGAGACTCGTTCAAATCTAAATATAATTCAGTCTGTACTGACCTTGTTTCGCATAGATCATCGAACTTAATCTCCTCACCTGTGAATAATTTCTTGAATACATATGGAACCTGGAACTGCTTTCCAGTGTTAGTCCATTGTCCACCATGCTCTGCATTGTCGCCAGGAACATAACCATATCTGTTCAGACAGAATTCCCGACTTGCATACTTAGCGACATAGACGGCATCGTTTACAAGACACATCTTTTCGTATGTAGCCTCGTGCTCAAAGGTGTAACCGTATTCCTTACCGTATGCATTTACGAAATTGATTATCTCAATATCTGCCTCCGGGATTTTTATGGAATCTGTTTTGATGTGTGCTACAGAATATCCACGGTCCTGTACCTCGTGCTTAAGGTTAATCATAAACAGAGCGCCTCGTTTAGCTACAATGTTGTCTAAGTTGCGGTCATCACGGAATGCATTCTTGAAGCTTGCACTTGTGAGACCATATACTGAGTTAATTGGTATCTTAAGAGCCTTACTAAGCTTCTTAGCCATTGCCTCATCATCGAGATACTTGGCTAATTTACCATTAAACATGCTTCTGACAATATCAAACTCCTTATGCTTAATGTGAAGTCTGATCTGCACAAGATCCTCAAAGTTCTTTGTGTAGCGTCCGAAAAGTTGCTCAGCTATTACTGAAGATGGATGCATACTAGCAATATCAAGCAGAGACACGTCATACCATATGCCAGGCTCAGCATAGACATAGCCACCTTCTTTTGGATCCTCGCCTCTATACAACGACTTACCAGCCTCGAATTTGTATCCTGGGAACCAAGGCTTCTCGTCTGCGATAGTAAAGACGTTGTACTGAGCATTGTTCACTATCTCGAAGTTCTTATTTAGACCGAAGTCTGCTGGTAGTGATTGACGCAATCCAGGCTCTTCAAAGCAATAACACTCACTTGGATCAGGAACATCACCCATGAAACGATACTGAAACTCGTCTTGAGGGTTTCTTTCATCTCCAAATATAATTTTACGTGTTAATGTATTAGTTGAGTCATTTACAGTAGCGTCTGCAAGGTCTGCAAGGATCTCTCTAGCAATGAAATCCTCTTTAGTAGCATTCCATACAGCCTCTGTAGCTATTACATCGTTGTCGCAATACTCAGAAACCTTATCCCAAAGCTCCTTATCGACCGGTTCATCCCATGGAAGACCTAGCTCTTGATGGTGAATGCCAAGTTCAATCTCCCATTTCTTAAGACTCTGTTTCTTAGTGCTGTAATCATAAATATCAGTGTAACTTATACCGTATGCACCGGCTATATAGGCATCCCTGTCACCTGATACAATCTTTTTGCTAAGTCTATATAGCTGTGGAACGCTGTAACCCAAATATCCAGCAGCGTAGACTATGTGGTTATCGTATCTACGGTTGTTAAAGCCTATTAAGTTGTAAGCCTCACAGAAGTCCTCAACAGCCTGTGCTGAAGGATTAACCATTCTATGAATATCACTATTCGGAGCTCCCTCTCGCTTCCAGTTAATCAAGAATAGATTAGGGAACACCTCAATATCAAAGAATACTAACGGTTTGTCCTTCTCAACTGTCTTCTCTTCCCAGTTGTCTGACTTAAACTTCATCTGGGACACTAGTTTTAAGCACTTCTCGCTTTGATTACTCGACTTGCTAGCGAATTTACGAATATCATCGTGCAAATCCTCGACATTATACACAACACCGCCATCATATGCATCATCTAATATCTTTTTTATTAGACTTACACTAGGAGCAGTATTGCCGTATTGCTTATCGAGACATCGCTTGATCATTGTATGCAAGCCTTTGTCTGTTTTTATCTCTTTCTCGTCTGCTGCCATTTTCTTTACCTCCTTCTTCAGAGGCAAACCGGATGACAAATGAGCTATCTGAATATCATTACATTTGGTTAACCTCCTTCTTAATGCTGATTTGCCACGGAATACCTTAACCTCAATTCCAGGTGCGTATTCCTTTTCCAACTTGGTTGGGTCCCCATCATAAATATAATGCAGATGAATCCCCGAACCGGATTTGCTTAACTCGGCATATGTAGCGGGCCATTTAGATGCCGCTTTCAGATTTAGAGCCAAGCTTTTCTTACCAGTCTCATCTTTTAAGTCAAAGTCTATGACGATGTGGTATAGAGGGACACGTACGTAATGCAGTAGAGAACTGTCCAGCTCCTGTAACTTAGTCTTAACAAATGACCAAGCATTGCTAGGATGCTCGTCCTCATTTGCATACTGTGCTAACTCCTCAGCCAATACCTCGTCTAATAAGCTTCTATGAATATCCATCTTCAGCCAGTCAGGTATCTCGGTTTTAACCTCTTCCTTAACCTTCTCTGGCTCTTCAAAAATATCAACCCTAAAGCCTGAGTATACGTTGTATGGCCTCTTGCCGTTCTCATCAGCCTTACCTCGTTCCTTGAATTCCCAGAAGTAAGACTTAAGTTCCTCTTTGAATGCTCTACGAGACATCGGATAAGCTACTTTAGCACTAGTACAATACTCGTTATACATTGCATATGCTGATTGTAGTGTCACCTCATCATCTCGTTTGAAAATATAAAAGCTATCCTCTACGAAGTTGTAGAAGTCATTTGAAGCCCCCATCATTGCGGATGGAATGTAGGCATCATAATAATTTGGATTCTCCTTATAAATATCAAGACAATGTTGAGCTATAGCGCCTAACTCAAAATCCATCTTTTTTGTAAGTTCTTTATACTCTTTAGCTGGCACTTTTTTGCCCGTTGGAGACACGTCAATAAGTCGTCTTATAAGACCAGATCTACTGTCCGTTATCTTTACGGGTTTATTTGTACCTATAAAAAGAAACGCTTTGAATCTGGCTGAGTATGTTGACTTAAACTTCTCATTTACTGTCATAAGTTCATGAGAAACTAATGAATTTAGTCTTGTGTTATCCTCTATTCTAGACAAGTCACCGTCTTGATTAATAGCAACTAACGGATTTGTCTTGAACGCCTCTAAAGCAAATACATTACCACTACTTCCAAGCGCTTTGGCTTCAAAAGCACAACAATATCCATCAAATAATTTTGATATAAGATCCATTACGGTTCCTTTACCAGTACCAGGAGCACCATATAATGCTATAAACTTCTGAATCTTCTTGCTGTCACCAGATACTATTGAACCAATAGCCCATTCGATCTTGTGACGTTCCTCAGGAGAATATAAAGTACTCATGAGCTTGTCATAAGCCTCAATACTTCCTTTTTGCAGAGGATACTTCAATTGCTTTGATGCATAATCTTCTTTCTTTGGCTTATCATTTGAGAATATCAATGTCTCGTCAAGCATGTGAAAGTTGTCACGCATCTGTTTCTGTACGAACTTGTGCCAGTGGTCTATCATACCTGTTTCGGCATCCCACATATGCAAGATGTGAGGATTGTCTAGATTAGGGTTCTCTTTGACATAAATATCAATCTCCCTGTCTATTAGATCCAGTGCATCTTGCTCGTCTGTAGACCATAGACCAAGTTCTTCTAGCCACACAGCGTAAAAGTCTCCACCTCGGACCATTAGATCCTTGGTCTTTCCAATTACGAATTTGGGATACACTTCTAGCCCTTTCTTGGTCGAACGCATCCCAATCCGTAAGAAGTCTATACTTGGCACATTACTCCTCCTTATCAAAGTCATCTTTCATATACTCTGGTTTCTTGTAGTTCTCAACGAGATTCTTTACGGCTGTATAACCTTTGTCAATTATGGCTAATGACAATGCAAAACCTCCAACATAAGCGCCAACAATAAAGCCAGCCTTAACTCCTTCTTTGAATGCTTTAATCATCTTAATTCTCCTTTCTGAATTTTTGGTGCGTAATACCAATTTATTTGAAACCATAATTCCGTATCACGCATGTCATGACGTGGGTTATGGACAATAAACATGCCGCCACCAGAGCCGTCATAACCATACTCTCTATCTACTAGAATATCAATGGCATTCAATACCATATTGGAACTATAGTGGTCGTCTGTCTGATTAATCAAACCCATGTTTGTAATCATGTCCCAGAAAATATCACTGGCGCTGTAATCATACCCATTAAGAGTATTGTTCTTATATCGCAACGCCAATGCAACCATCATCTCCAATACGCTACAAGGAGCTTCTAATATGTCTAAAATATCCATATAGGAATGCTCATCGGCGTATTGGAAACGTAGGTTGGTTCCATCTATAGCTCTATTTACATCTCTGTCGACCACTATTTCGAATTCCTCGGCATAAAGATCAGACAACAGATTCTTGTATTTCTTTGATCGTTTGTTTGCCACTGTATCAACTAGCCAGTGGTAATAACTCAAAATATCATTCCTCCTTCTCTTTCAACATCTGAGCGAAAGTTCTCTCATCATACTGAACCTCATACTCAGAACTTGTGCTATCGTCTCGTATGTAGAGAAGCTCAACACCATTGTCAAATTGCTCACGAATATCAAGATGCTTAATGTGCTCAGGATCTACCTCGTGATCGTGTATATCGTCTGCAAGAATTCCATCAGAATAGAAACTTGCACAATAGCTATCGTAGTTATCCTGGTCTGAACCGAACTCATCCTCAGTTATGTAATAGACCTTCGCAACCCATTCACTCTCCTTATCATCTTCGGTTTCTGGGTCTTCTTTTTGAGGCGTTTTCTGATACTTCGAAGCGATTTTATTGTAGTCTTCCTTCTGGCGTGCTTTCTCAGCGACTTCCTTAAGTGTCTCAACATCTTTCTCGACGTATGCTTTTTCTTCTTCTGAAATATCAATGGTTTCTTCATTGTCAACCTCCTCTAATGCCTCACGGAAAGCCTCAGCTTCCTCATCCATGAGCTTCTCAAAGTGCTTCTTACAAAATATAAATGTGACACCGCTACCTACAGCAGCACCAACCAACGCGCTAATAATATTACTTGCCTGCATAACATGCTCCTTTCAAATATCAATAACAAAAGTACATCTTGTCTGTTGCGAGGTAAATACCTCTACCCTGTGTAAAGTTGGCTTGCCACACCACTTCTGGTGGGAAGATTGGCCCTTCATCCAACAATTCCTGTGCAATCTGCCAACTTCTATCTGCCGGTTCCTTAGTTATGGCGCCATTCCAGCCATTGTAGTATTGACCTCTCTGCCAGAGGACTTCCTTAATGGTATTAGGGAATCTTGGGTCTCTAACACGATTAAGAACAACGCTACCAACACCATACACACATTGATCTGATATGTATGATGTGCCGCCACCTGCCTCGGCGTTGATTATATGAGCTAAGAGATAGAGATCTTCCTCTGTGTAATCCATGTAAGGCTTGAACACTAGATCTTTACTGCCCTTATGTTGCTCATGTATAGAAAGTTCCTCACTAGCATTAACTTCAATAGGAAGAAATGCAAATATCAATACTAACAACACCAATAACTTTCTCATATTTACCTCCTTAAAGTACACCATATGGCATTGATAGAATATCCATCTCCGCCATATAGCCATCACCACTTCATTTATCGAGATACAAGTCTCCATCGTAGTTAAACTCAAGCAATACAACTGGCTCAAGTCCATTGATGAATCTTGTCTTAGCTGCATCTACAGCAACTCGATTTGTCTCAAATATACCGAATGACACACAGTTTGCTAATGTTGGGTCCTCTGGGTCATACTTCCAGCCGAGTCTCTGACCTGCATCAGTTGGTGCGAAACCAAGAGCTTTATAGACATCGTTTAAGAACAAATATCCACGACGTGTCAACATCTCAGTTAATACATTCTCCTGAATTCTCAAGAACTTCTTGTTAACCTCAGGATCCTCACTCCAATCAACACATGACGAATCGAAGAATCTAGATGTATCTGATGCCTTTACCTCACCATCGAGAATCGCATCTGTCTTTTTCTTCTTAGTCTTACCATTCTCGTCTGTCTCCTCTACAGAGATTCCTTTCTTGACACCAGCTCTAAGCTCCTTGTCAATCTCTTCGCCATAACGCTCCTTAACGTTCTCACGATACTTCTTGAATCCCTGATCGAGCGCTGCATATGCACCAGCCAATGCCACATTACGATCATGACTAATCTTACATCCTGAGATAGCGCATGTCACAGATACAGCACCACAAGCCAATGCTGGTCCATAAGCCTTTGCAAGCTTACCAGCAGTCTTTGCATAACGATTGAATGTATCCCTTTTAATACTCTCGCTTTCTTCACGGATCTCATCCATCTCTTCATTGTGTTCATCTAAAATATCATCAAGCTTATCGTGTGTAGTCTTATTACTGAGAACAAGACATGCTGCACCGCTACCAATACCGAGACCTGTAAGAATCTCTGGTGCGTGTTTCTTAAGCTTAAATCCTACCTTTCTAACTGCTCTACTAATATTTGGGCTAATCTTCATTGTTTTTATCTCCTTTCAAATATCAATCAAGTGGAATAGCTCTAGGCATGTCTATAAGCCATCCATCTCTAACTTTTACTACTTTGGCTGCACGAATATCACTCCAGCCATAATTGTTAAGTGTATAGTCGTTACCCACACTGATTTGAGCTAACTCATACAAGTCTGCAACTCTAGCATATGAGTAACGCTCGATTATGTCGTCTAAAGCCTTGAGAATCTCTTCAGCCTCGACTCTGGTATCGACAACTACCTCATCATCCCAGCCTCGACCTTCATAGTGATCGCGCCTCTCTCGTCTTTCGACTCTCTCACGACGGTCATCATCTCTGTATCTGCGTCCGTAGTCCACCCTTCGGCTTCTTCCGCCTCTAGATGGTCCATAAGAATATCCACCACGGCCACCATTGAGAGCCATATCAAGAGCTCCCATAATAGCTCCCTTGATTCCTGGAATGACAACATCATCAACAATATAGTCCTTAACATTGCCGACATCATCGGATAAGAACTTACGAGCTGCCTTCTTTACAGTTGAAGGCTTACGAATCTGACCTTTGGCAACTGGTGTAACCTTCTTAACCTCCAACTTCTTTTCCTCTGGCTCTGAGACTCTATCGGTTCTCTTTACTATCTCTGCCATATATTGCTCCTTTCTAGTCATACTGACTAAGTTTTGAAATATCAAGCTTAAATCCGCCTGCTGCAGATGTATAGCCATGTTCCTTCTTGTATCTAAATATCAAGTTAGATATAGCCTTCTGCGGACTGTTTGCTTTTGTCTTAGCGCTCCAGCTTTCATTTATTGTATTGTTAAATTGTATAACTGGACCATTGTAGAAATAAGTATGCATATATACCTCCTAAAAGCAAAAGGCCAAGAGCCCCTGCAGAAATATCCACAAGGGCCCTAAAGCCTATTTCTTCGACTTCTTGTTAGTCTTAGCTTCTTCCTCAAGCTTTTTGATTTCAGCTGTCTCCTCCTCGGTAAGCTCCTCAAGATCGTCGACATCGACTTCTTCAGATTCCGCTTTCTCGATTTTGGCCTGAAGCTTCTCTAACTTCTTCTTATCTGCCTCGAGTTTCTTTGCCTTAAGCTTAGGTATTAACTTACTAAGTCCATAACCTGCTCCTGCTCCGATACCCGCAGCGATAAGGAAGCCGAGAACGCTCGTTCCTTCCTCTTCTGCGTCGTCATCGTAGTCGTCGTATCCGACCTCGTTAACTTCACCGTTTTCAGTTACTTCAAAAATCTCATCAGCCATATTGGCCTCCTTTCTAAAATATAACAATAAGTTCCATTAAATGCCTAGAAAAACTCGCGATAACCAGATGTAGGTCTCTTGAGGAAATCCACCACAAGACATGGCATTTCATCCGGAGTAAGTCCACTAGTCAACTCAATATCAATACGGTCATTGCTAGACCATCCAATTTCATCTCCGATAGCAGTTGAATTAAGCCCAACCATATCGTAAAAATCATTTAACGATACGTAGCAACTATCATTAAGCTCACGGTTAAGCTCATTCTCAACTTTTCTTAATTCTATAGCACTGGATTGAAAATATCTACCGCTAGCAGTATCGAGACAAGGAATTTTGCCATTGCCGAGCACCATAGTAGTATTCTCACCACGGCTTTCTACCTTGTGTTTAATATTCTCATGAATATCATTCTCTTTTTCCTCGCCTACAATCTCCTTAACAGACTCGCGATACTCTGTGAATGCTGCCTCTGTGAGTCCTGCGGCCGTAGCGAGACTCGCATAACGCTTATGACCTACGGTGGCGCCTGCTACAACGCATCCTACAGATGCTGCAGCTGTGATTCCCGCTGGAACATAATCCTTATAACAAGCGGCTACTTTCTCCTTAAGAGTCTCAGCCCCAGCTTCCTCAATATGCTTCTCTGCTTTAGGTGCTGCTTTAGCAGTAAGTACCAGACTTGAAATAAAGCCGCCACACCCGAGACCCGTTAGGATCTCAGGAGCATGCTTGGAGCCAAATGCAGCCATTGACTTAAATATCATTTTTGCTCTGCTCATTTTGTACCTCCCTAATAGTTTCAATACGTGCGTCTTTACGGTCCTTGGCGAGCCTTGCATTTCTACCTGAAATGTAGCACCAAGAATTAAGAGCCGCTGCCTTCTGGTGATGGCTACGATTAGTTCTCTTCTTCATTAACAATCACCTCCTTCATGTCATTGTTAATAATATCAATAGTTGAATTGAGCGACTCGTTAAACTCATCAGCCGCTTTGTTTGCTTTGACACCGTCATATACATACAATGCTAAAGATCCGATTGCTATAGCCATACCAAGTAAATATCCACGCCAATCAGCATGCGCTCTTTTACCATACTTTATAGCATCTGTTGCTTTGTCCCATTTAACTATTCCAACATAATTCTTTGACATAAATATCAATCCTCCTTCTTCTCGAGCTGAGCGAATCTCTGGTCGATCTTCTGATCAATCATCTTCTCAGTCATCTTAGCATCGATCTCGTCCGCAGCGATATCACATACCACAGCAAGGACTCCCAACAGTGCACCAATTAAACCTAATTTCTTTGTAGACATTTGTTCTACCTCCTTGAAAAAATATAATAAGTTGAAAAGCGAAAAGGCGTTGCCGCGTAGGCACTACCCCACGTCTGGAATCATTCAAGAACCACAGTCTACCTTTCCATTAAAGAACTAGAAATTTCTGCGAAAAGCCAAGAGCGTCTGTAAAGACGCCCAAGGCCCCGCAACTACTTTGATCTTCTAAAAAGATCCTTCAACATTGGATTCGGAAGCTCACCACTCGCATCGAACTTCATGAATCTATCCGCCATAGCGAGATAGAACACCCAAGATCCGACAGCACTCGCACCCTGTACACCAGTCTTGATTATGTCGATCACGTGACCTTTGTTCTCAAGATACTGGGCGTACAGAGTCTTGTACTCCTCGAATATCTGGGCTCTCTCATCGCTACCAGCAGGCAGTTTCACAACCTCTGCTAATCTCTCATCGAGCTCCTTCTTCAGTTCCTTGTTCATAAATAATCTCCTTTCAGAAATATCAATTAACAGTTACCATTAAATGAGTTGTAAAAATTGCGAAAAGCCAAGAGCGTCTGTAAAGACGCCCAAAGCTTTGAAACTTTCTAAATGAAAATCTCAACATCATAGTCCGGTTCCCATAAGCCGAGGTTTTTAATTTCCTTTAAAGTTGCCTTAAACCTCAAGGATTCACAAGAAAATCCGATAGAATACTCTTTTCTATATTCTCTATCAGATTCCTCAAGCCATTCCTTAAGCTTTCTAAACAATTTCTTTCCAACAACGGCCTCACGTACTAACACATCAATTTCCATAATGTTACTCCTTTCGTGCTACAATAAGTTCCATTAAAGAACTAGAAAAATCTGCGAAAAGCTAAGAGCGTCTGTAAAGACGCTCTAAAGCTTTGACAAAACTAAATGTACAGCGAAGGGTTATATCCATAACACTGGTCCCAGAGTTTAAGCTCCTTCAAGAGTTTTTTGTTAGCCTCAAATTTAATGCTCTCACTCTCAAACGAGAAGCAATTGGTTCTGTAATCAATTCCTCTCTCTTCGAGTGCCTGTTTCAAGGCTTCATAATCTCTCATTCCTATATTGTCTTTTCTAACTGTTACCTTAAATATCATAATAAAACCTCCTTTTAAATATAAAATAGTTTCCATAATAGCACTGGAATTATTCGCGAAAAGCTAAGAGCGTCTGTAAAGACGCCCCAAAGCTTAACTAATTTTACATCACATAGTGTCCTAATATCCATAGCTTATATGCATTGATAAACTTTTTTGCTTCCAATTCGGCATTGAAATCACCAACCAGCATCCGTCCGTCGAGATTAAAGATACCACGCTCGAATTTACCTAGTGAATCTTCTACCGCTAAGTATAAACTAGCCGTGTCTTCATTAATCTCGACAGTAACCTTGCCCTTGATTCTGTCTTTCAACACCTTAAATAGTTTGTTTCTCCAAATCCTATAAACCTCTGGCATAACAAACACCTCCTTTAAATATAAATTAATGGTTCCATTAAAGCGGTAGATTTACTCGCGAAAAAGTTAAAAGCCCCCGAAGGGGCTAAGTTAACCTTTCTTTTTTCTGAAGAAAAGCAATTTAATGATCAAACAAAAAATTACCAGATCTGCTATAATCGGTAGCAATGGTAGTCCAATAATGAACAATACCACTCCTATAATTAATAAACAGATTAACAATAATAAAAATGTTATCATAAGTTACTCCTTTCTAAATACATCAATAAGTTCCATATAAGAACCTGAATTTATTGCGAAAAGGCAAAAGCCCCTGAGAGGGGCAATTGTTTAATGTACTGCCAAATCATCGCCAGACTTTAATTCGCAAGTTCCATCTGAATTAACTTTAAGTACAGCATCCTTTCCATCGATCACACCAATTGTCAATATAGAACTTAAGCCTTCGCTATCCATTACTAATTGTACACCAGTCACGACATCCATTCCATATCGATATCCTAACTCTGTAGCATCAGCACATAGCTCTGCTTTAGTCTCTTCAACAATAGTATTTTCAACTTCAGTAGTCTCCACTTCGGTCTCTTCAACTGGTTCTTGTAAATTAACATCTTGCTTTGATGTGTCACCACATCCAACAAAAGCTCCACCAAGAACTAATACCATAATCATAACAATAATCTTCTTCATAATAATTCCTCCTTTAAAATATAAAATAGTTAATAAATACAAATAAGAATATTATTATTCTCATAATACGCATGGAAAAATTCGCGAAAGAAAAAAGAAAATGCGGTGGGGCTCGAACCCACGACTTCTATATTTCTATAGCGCTCTCCCAGCTGAGCTACGTCATTTTCTCATAATGGGAATGGAAAAATATGCGAAAAAAGAAAAGCATTTGAGGAGTTGGACGGCGTTATTTTGCTCGCGCTCATTTGTCAGGATTTCTCCTCAGCGACGCATCCCGACTCGTACCCCTGCTTTATTAGGGTCATCAGTCTTCACTGCCCAATCTCTTCTCATAATACTAAGTGAATTTTACGCGAAAAACGAAGATGACTTGTAAAATTAACGAACAACGACTCAGAACAATCAACCCTATAAAATATCAATGCACTTGGTTGTCAGATGATCGGGGGCACCAAGGGCATCTTGTGTATATAATTAACTGGTGTGTAGTTCTGAGTATTGCTCGTTCCTCATACCCATATTGCATATTGATTTGGGGTAATCTATGAGTAACTCCGGAAGGGCTCGTAACACCCATATGAGCCTTCTGGAGATATGAGGCAAAAACAGAAGAGCCCTTGTTAGGACTCCTCATGTTTCTTAAACCATTCCGGATAATGACGCATGTCATAATCTTTCATTATTTCATAGTTACGTGCTATTGCATGCGCAATGATTATGTCTAGATAGTTGGAATATCCTTCTACTTTGTTGGCTAATATAGTCTCCTCATCAAGCCCTTTGTTTTTTAACATTTCTTTAAGGGGCTCAATCGATTCTCTAAGTTCTTTAGCCACATGTTTAAGTTTGTTCCACTCATCTTTATTAACATATTCCCTTGGCATCATATAAATCACCTCCATAGAAGAGGCTGTAAAATACGCGAGCCGGGATAATGGGGAGGTAACATAAATAATCCACGAAAGGAGGGACCCGGCCCGCCAACAAGAAGTATTACTCTTCGGGTTCTGCTTCTTCATCCTCGTCTACTATAAGTTCAGTAGCGTCGTATAGATTGCCCTTCTGATATGCATTGCTGCTAATACGCAATAACGCACCCAAGAAGGTTACGAGCGCGGTTATAGTACCGACGATCTGCTCTCCATAAGGAAAACCCCATATGCCAGCTAAAGCGAAATATAAGGTACCTAAAGCTGGCAATACAATAGTAGTAATCCAAACTAAAATATCATAAACTTTATTAGAAAACATCATAGTAATCATCCTTTCACTAACTTCTTCGCTACTACAAATCCCTCGTACTTCTTGCCTGAGATTGTAGTAGATACATAAAGCCACTTGTTACCTGCTTTACTAACGCTGCTAAAGCCAGTACACTTCACAATAGCATTCTTAGGCAAAGTAACAATCTTACCGCCTCTGATGCTAGCGCCAGATCTTAATATAGCCTTCTTAGCAACACTGTATGTACCGATGTTCTTAGGGCTGAACTTGTCAGCCTCGGTGTAGTTCATATCTAAGTTGTAAGAATATCCAGGGAGTCTACCCTTGCTGCTATACTGTCTGATCTCACAAGAGAAATCGGCTTTACCGTTGTAGTCAGCTAGCCAGAACATGTGCTTATCGAGCAATGCCTGGTCGTACATACGGTTATGGTAGTCAATGTTAGCGTATATACCGACTGGGTAACCCTGCTTCTTACAATAGTCTACGAATGCCTTCGTATGAGCTGTACACTCCTTTTTGCCAAGATTTATACCTCGCTTCTTAGCCTGGGTTACTGTATCATACTCAAAGTCTGCAAATATAATAGTAGACTTAGGAAGTCCTGCCTGCTCCACACATCTGATGCAGTTCTTAGCTTCCTCTACAGCATCTGGCACTGAGTCAGTATATAAGAAATGATAGACGCCCAATATAGGAGTGCCTACCTTCTTGAAATTCCTAGCATGATTGAGGAACTGCTTATCTATACTGCTATTACCATAGCTTGATCTAAGAATTACAAAGTCGACAGAAGCACCGAGCTTAGCGTAATTAATGTTAGCACTAGACTGATGCTCCGAAATATCAATACCTTTCTTCATCGCATATACTCCTTTCTTATAGTAACAAGTCTATGTATTATCATTTTGGTGTAGTCGTAAATATCCTGTTTGAAGAATTCACTACGTAGATAATCTTTTTCAACATTCGCAAGAACAATATTCCATAGCTGCTCCTGTCTGTTTTCTATATAGACTTTGTTTTCTTCTATATGGTTAAATATCACCCATTCGATCATTTGCTTTGACATGAGCTGCAAAATATACTTGCCTTTATCCACGTCATAGTTCTCATCTTTAGGGATCTTATGCTCAAATGCTTCAACCGCCATGTTAATGTATTGGATTTGGTTACGGATTATAGTTCTCTCGCGTTCTGAATAGTCTTTACCAATCTCTAAGGTATCTGTCTTGATCCTCAGAAGACCGGTACGGACACATAGAATCGCCATCGCAACTATAGCAACCACTAAAAATATCAATACCAATCCATAGGGGCCGTTGATCATAGCCCCTATCTCATGTAAATGTTCTGGTTTCAAAATATCAGTCCTTTCTATGATTGCTTGATCGCTAATTTGAAGTAATGTATAATGTCAACTTTCATAACGACATCATTAGCTGGAACATTTGAAGCTGAATTGTTATGAACATTGAATGTAACTGTGAGTCTAAATCCAGAGTTAGTAACGTTTGAAATAGCATAATTTTGAGTAATCACGGAAACATCACGCTCGTTTCCAGATTCAACATTCCATATTCTGACCACCCTGAAATCTGGATAATATACAGGAACATTGTTCACAACTTTTAATGTCATGCCAGTCACGAAGTTCTCAAAAGCAGCAAATGTTAAATCAGTATATGCTGTGAATGTACCATATGTATCCTTTGGAATATCAGCTGTTGGATGCAATTCAATCTGCGTTGTACCAGTATAACCACCGGTATCTAAAACTGGAAACATAGGTGCTACAAAAGTCATGTTAAATAACATCTGAGATAATTGTTGACTGTTAATCTCAAAATCGCCAGGTACGCCAACCGCATCTCTACATACCATATGAGTTAATGCATCCGTTCCGATATAGAAAGGACTAAACTTATGGCTAGAATCCATTCCATAGCCGACCTCAAATATAGCGTTCTTTTCAGCATTATATGCTCCAAATACCACTTCATTCTCAGTGGTAGCTGTCACATGATCACCATGAACAAACGATTTTGCACCAGAAGCCGTTGAATTAGATCCACCAGCATGAGAATAGTTACCACTGGCAGTATTACCGCCACCTTCAGCATGAGAATAGTCGCCACTAGCAGTATTACCACCGCCTTCGGCGTGAGCAGCAGATCCACGGGCCGTAGTACCATTTCCTTCAGCATGAGAGGATGCCCCAGATGCTGTAGATCCTGTACCTTCAGCATGAGAAGATGCACCTTCAGATTTTGTACTATAACCCTCAGAATGGGAATTATCGCCTGTAGCTTCACAACTGTATCCCTCTGCATGTGAATAATCACCACTAGCTGTAGTGCCATTGCCTTCTGAATGTGATGATTCTCCAGAAGCGGTCGTTGTATTACCTTCGGAATGAGCTGTCGCTGAACTAGCAGTCGTATGATAACCCTCTGAATGAGACTTAGCGCCACTTGCGGTATTGGCATCACCCTCAACATGTGACGAAACACCAGAAACAGTATTTCCCGATCCCTCGGCATGAGACGAAGTTGCTGTAGAAGCTATTGTATTATTATAACCTTCTGCATGGCCTCGTATGGCTAGCGAACTATTGTCAGAGCCTTCAGCCGTAGCATAATTGGCAACGTCCGTGGCAGAAGCTTTACCAGTCACTATATAAGAATTATTTGTTAAATGAGGTGAACCATCTTCACGCCATTTCTCAGTTTGATCGAGTAAAGTAAGCAATGAAATATAACTCTCATCTTCCTCTACGACATCGTTTGGTACTGGATTCTGTTCCACTTCAACTGAGAATGGTGAAGAGTTTATCAATCCTTGCGCATTAGATAACTCAATAACTCCCGGTTTAAAACCTGGCGAAATGCAGAGATCAGATGTGATTTTGAAATATACAGTCATTCTATCATCTGAAACACCATCTGCATTTCTGTAATAAACAGTACCGTTTCCATTATTTATCCTTATGGACGCCACACACCCAGAAGGAAGTGGACGCCCATTTCTATTAGAATATAAATGAAAAGCTAATACTGGTAATACATAATCGTATTGTACTAGATGAATAGTCGGGGTTATCGGTCTAGTAACAAAGTCAACATCTATATCAATTAAGAAATCATCAGATGTTGGTGTATAATCGCTAGTTGGAGTGCTTCCCGACCTAGGTCCATAAGTTTCCTGCACTCCAACAGGTATTTGATCTGACATAAAATATCCCTCCTTGTTATTTATTAGCTATTCTCACATTTACTGCATTTTTTCTTTTTAATACTAATGATATTGACTTATAATTATAATAAAGATCAACACCGTCGGTCCAAATACAACTAGCTGACGCGACAACGCTATAAGTGACTCCGGTACCACTCCACAAAGTTACTGGACACCAAGTTTTGGTATCAATATCCAATCGATAATCACCAAGTGAACTATCAGAAAAATAAATATTATTTCCATCTGTCCAAATTCTTGTTCCACTAAGCTTACTATTATCAATACCAGACCAATAGTCATCTGCCAGTTTTTCCCATGTGTCATTAGTTTCATCGTATACATAATTTCCGTTATAAGTCCCCCATTTAGGATCAGCCCACGTGTTAGATTGATAAAGATTTGTTCCGTCGGACCATAAATATCTAGGATCATCAATTATGTAAGGTTTTAGTTTTCCTGTTGATGGTTTTATTACACGCCACTCTTTTTGTTCCCAAGTATTTCCATTCAATTCATAATGATAAGTTGGGATATATCTTTGTGGAAGAGCGTATATCTTTCCAGCATAAGTCCATACGTTCTGCCCTGAAATATCATCTTCGCCATCTGCTATACTACCTACGAAATCCCAATTCTTTTGATGCCAAGTGTCGGTCGACTTATCTAAAACGTAATGAAAAATTTGCTCGGTACCACTTGAATCACTATTTTTATACCATTCTGAATAGTAAATATTGGTTCCATCTGTCCAAATATTAATTCCAGTTAGCCAATCAAGATCGACACCTGCACTTTCATTCCAGTATTTTTCAGACCACGTATGCGTTGATTTGTCTAAAACATAAGTACGAGAAGGGACATCAATAAAACGTACTCGATTTACTATTTTGGTTTTTCGAATGGTATAATAAATATTTTCGCCATCCGTCCACATTTGTTTAGCGTCCGGAATAACATCATTTGGTAAACCATTCCATTGCATATTTACCCATTCATATTCTACTAATCGAGGCCGTCTACGAAAGTCCGGTTCATATTTTTCCATTCCGCCACCTGTAGGAATAGCCAATATATTGTCATGCATCTGTAAAAATGTGTCGGTTGAGGACGTCTCTACACCTTTTTCAGTAATCGCCTCAGCCAACATTTGTTTTCCATTACTGACAGATGTAAAACACTCATCTAATTTCTTTTTGACATCAGAACAACAAGATTCAAAATCCGAATCCATTTGGTTAATCTTATTCGTAATTACTTTATTTTGAACAGCGTTCTCAGATGTTGTGGAGAGAGCTGTATCGTAAGATTTACCGTAGACATCCTGCTTAGTCGCCGATCCAGCTATAGCGGTGCTGTTGCTAGCGCTAAGACTTGCAGTAGATGCTATTGTACTTGATACACCGCCACTAGTATTCCTCTCGTCACCAAGAGTTATAGTCTTGTATTCATCTGTAAGGACATTATACTCAATAGCAGTGCACTTCAGAGTTGACTTAACATCAAGTTTTGGAAAGTCAACGGTGACAGTATCGCCAAGTAAAATCTTCTCAAGCAATGCCAAATTAGAATATTCAACACTCTTACTGAGCTGCACAAAGCTAGCTGTGAGAGTGATGTTTGGGGTTCCTAGTTTGTTCTCTTTGATAAGTTTGTCACACATCTCTTTCAAAGTTTCTTCACTAGGGTGTCCAAGACCATCTTTACTCTTAAGTTCATCTGTATAATCTGAAGTAACATCATATACATAGATTCTCTTATAACCAGGATCGACATTACTATTCACAGGATATAACTTATCAGCAAGTTCTATGACAGTTTCTTTTGTCTCAGTAGTACTCCGTTCAGAACCTTCCTTTTGTACATCAATGGATCCACTCCAGAAAGGGTAAATGTGAGTATACATACCCTTATCCGAGTCTTCTTCCTGCATCAAATCAGTTAAGTTCTTGCCATATCTAAGGACAACACCACTGTCCTTGCCGCGATAATGCGTATCATCTTCACTCTGACCAGAAACAGGACCATAAAACATGACGTTGAATTTATCGAACTTAAACTCTCCTTTATACTTCTCAGTAAATGTACCGAGTAAATTCCTTGCTGTAGTTGGAGTATCAATAAATATCCAGTGAGGCTCTTTCAACTCGTTTTCTTTTTCATCATCAGGATCTCTAGGATAATCCTCTGTAGAGTTTGTCCAATACGTAAAAGGCTGCATGCCTGTATTAAGCTGATTCACAAGTGCTGGCAAGTTCTCTACAGCAGATGCCGGACCCGTTGCGAATGGTAATTTACTCTTCTTGCCCTCACCATCACTAATCCAAGGTAATGCATAGCCGCTAAGGTCATAGCTTATATGTCTAGCGTTGACCTCTACTAATCCATCTATTGGTTTGTTGATGTTATAGATCCTAAATGGTTGTGGATCCTCATATGGGTTGGTCTTAACATATAAGATTCGTCTATGCTGTATCTGATCATATCGTTTACCAGTTATCGGATACTCCATTTCAAGCTCAAACTCGCCATTAAGTTCCTCGATAACAGTACACTCTGTAGCGTCTGGCAAATATCCAAGACCATTTGACGTGAAACTTGTCTCATTTTGATCGTATAATACAATTACACCGTCCACCATTTAGGGACCACCTCCCAAGCTGTTATTCCTCCCGATGCAACTATTGTGTTGTCTCCAGATGGCAGCTGTGGGAAGCCGTTTGGTATCTGGATTTTACTGTTGCAATTATTACCAAGAGCATCATAAGCGTCTTGGGTTTCTGAATTTATTATTAAGGAAGCCCCATTGTTGCTAATTGTAACAGTCTGGGTCGTTCCGTGTTTTGCATTGTTAAAAGTTAAAGTTCCATTGCCTGTCACAGTAATAATCGGACAAGCAGCAAACTTTGTAGGGTTTTTAAGTAATGTTGGATTGTGAATAGACACATTGCCAACCTTAAGCCACCTTTGGGGCTTACAATTAAAGGTTATAGTTGTTCTAGCAAGCATGTGAGACATATTTTCAGCCTCGAAGCCATCGGTACAGACTGCCATACGGTAATACTCTGGCTCGTATGAATCCTCGAGCTTACAGTATCCAACCGGTCCATGCAGCCATTCGGCTATAGCATTTACTTGCTCAGTATATCGTCTTTCATAACTGCCGACCGCAATCGGATAGACGCGGTCGACATTCTGAAAGGAGCCCTGGTCGATGGTAACGTCACCGTTTCGACCAGGTACATGTATAACATCTACATCCCTACTGGGTGTTTGGTATTCTGGATAGTGTTCGACCACAATGTCGTAGTCAGCACATGATACATCATTAAATATTATTACGCCCATGTGGCTTGTCTCCTTTCTACTTGCTTCTGAAGTATTCTAGATACCTCATCAGCCACCTCTTTAGGTGATGAACTGTTAATGTTAAAGTTATTAGTTACTGTAGCATTCTGACCATTCTCCAAATATCCATTGAGAAGATTCTGCAAGTTTGCAAAGTTTGTCTCCATAGAAGTCTGGAAGTTAGCCAGCTGCATGTTTGTTGTATCTACATTAGTCGAAATAGCCATAGAAGTCGATCCAACTAGAGTATCATTTGTAAGAAGATCATTAATCGCACCATTTGCGGACTCGACATTAGTCATGTCAACAACTGGAGATATAACTGGCTGCAGATTTCCGTCTTCCGAATTGAGTAGTGACCATATTCTATTGATCATAGCGCCGATGCTATCCATCATGCTCTGTTCCATAGTACTAGATCCATCTTCTACACCATTTGCAAATCCCTGCGTACAATAATCTCCTATCTGAGCGAATACTCTAGAAGGTGATTTAATCTTAAGTTCTTTCTTAGCAGCCTTAGCTGCCTTATTTGCCATCTTCTTAGCGGCTTTGACAGCGCCTTTCGTTCCCTTACTAATACCATCAGCAAATCCTTTAGCGCTGTTCATACCTGCCATAGCATATGATGCCATAATCTCATCAGCAACTTTGGTATCTAACTTGAGTGATTTTGAATATTGCTTATTAAAAGCTTTAATCTCATCCTCGCTCATTGTAAGCAATGCACTTCCAAGCTCATCCATGTCCATTCCCATTTCTTCCATAGCCTGTAATGCCGATAGATCAAATCCCTTAGCAGCTAAGTTATCCATTATAGCACCATGTCTCATAACAGTCTTCATGTTTTGCTTGAAGTTGTTAACAAAGAACTCGGCCTGATCATGCTGGAATCGCTCGTAGCTTGCGTTGATCTCATCCATCTCTTCTTGACTCATGCTCAAAGCCGCAACGATGTAATTATTACCCTCAATACCCATAGCTTTAAGCTTCTTAATGAACTCGGTATTGAAGCCAGAAGCATCGAGTGCATATATATTATCGAGGTAGTCTTCAAGTCCCTGAGCATTTGAGATTAGATTATCAATCATGTCTTGCTTATCTATAGCATTATCAGACTCTAATGTTTCCTGAGCCTTATCAAGCTGATTATTTACACCTTCAAGCTCGTCTCTAAGTTTCTCTAACTGCGATTGAGCAGCTCGAGTATTAATATCTTCAAGTGTCTTGATCTGTGATTCAAGATCGTCCTTCTTAGATGTTAATTCATCAACAGCCTCTTTATGCTCCTCTATAGTTTCAGCATCTGGAGAATAGTATTTCTCAAATATATTCTGTCCAGAATCGAACGCTGCATTACTAATGTCCATAAATGAACGCATAGTATTAGCAATACCATTACGAGTATCATTGAAAGCTGCTTTGACATGTTTAGATACAGCCTTAACATCCTGCTTAAGCTGTTTCTTAGCATCCTTAATCTGCTTCTTCATGCTCTTGATTTCAGACTTGTTCTTCTTAGCATGTTTCTTAAGCTGTTTAAGTTGCTTATTGTACTCCTTAAGCTGTTTACGATCCTGTTTAATAGCATCTTTATCCTGCTTAAAGTAATCACTGTTCTTATACAAAGACCAACCAAGAGCTTTAATAGCATTATTAGCAGCCTTAGTAGCTCTGGTATATTGTTTCTGAGACTTCATAGCGTCATCATCGAAATATAAATTACCGAACTGCTTAAGAACCTTCTTGCCATACTTAGCCTGCTTCTGAGCTTTCTTGATGGTCTTTGTCATCATCTTACTTACAGCATTGACAGCTGTTTGTTCTTCATCTCCGACACCTATAGCAAGACCCTCTGCCAAATATCCACCAATCGTCATGAACACTCGAGAAGGTGATTTTTCCTTAACTGTATCTTTAGCTTTCTGAGTACCCTTTTTCATCATATTAACTATACTGTTATAGAAGCTTCCTTCACCATCTTTAACACCTTGAGCAGCGCCTTCTGGTATAAACTTACCGATTCCTTCAAATGTAGACTTGAGTTCTGACGAATCAATAGCATTTCCGGCATTATTAGCCATCTCTTTAGCACTATTTTGAATATCGATCGAACCTTGTCCATCGAGAACCTTAGTAACACCTTCTGGAAGATTAAGACCAAAGTCAGTACCAACATCTTTAAGCTCGCCGCCTTTACTGTTAGCAGCATCTTTGAAACTGTTGAGCATACTGGTTATACCCTTATCTCCAGTTTCTTTTAAAGCTTTCTCGTTGTTCTGAGTAGATCCTCCAATATCCTCCATAAGAAGTTTAAGAGTCTCTTTCATGGCTTTAGTCTGTTTCTTAGGATCATTTTTACTAGCCGCAGCAAGCTTTTCAGCATAATTATTGTAATGATCCGCAAATTTCTCTATATCAGTGCCAAAAGTAGATAACTGGCCAGTTCCACCTTTTCCGACTTTAAGATTAGAAACCGTAGTAGCTACTTCAGCAAGAACCTTAGCAGCTGTTCCCATGTTTCTAACCTTCTCAATCTTATCTCCTTCCATGCCGGATAAGTGTGCACCAATCTGCTGGAATTGAGACGCAAAACCTTGAAGTTTCATTCCAAATTCTTGAAGATCTGCGAAACCAGAGAACTTGTCAAATATACCTGCTTGTGTATCGGGAATATCATTAGCAAACTCAATAAGAGTCTTCATTGCTGTAAACAATGGTTTAAGAGCATCTAATTTATCTTGATCTAATTTTCCAACATTAATATGTTGTATAACACCAACAAAACTACTAAGTGATTTTGAAAATGTTTTAAGATCGCTTTCACCTATTATTGCTCCAACCAAGCCACCATTTCTAGGCGCATTAGCTGACGCATTAATAAGTGCTTCCATAATGTCGGCGCATGTCTTGGCTCTATCCACTGCATCATCGGTTAAACCTTTTGTATTATCGGCGAAGTTCTTGACTGCCGTTCCCATAGATTCAAACCAAGACCAATCAATAGATGTTCCTAAAATTTTATTTACAAACTGATCCAACGAGTTGAGAAGATTCGCTTGTGTCATTGTTAAAAGAACTTGTGCTAACATTGCTGCTCCAGAAACCGCCATAGCCATTTCCGGTGTTGCAAGCATCTTTAAGAATGGAGTCATAGCTAATCCCATAGCCGAAAGTTGCATAGCCATGTAGATTAGACCCATTCCACCACCCATAAATGTGGCTATACCAGCAACAATAGCATCTTTAGCGAACTGCATCATTATTTCAGCCAAAAGTGAAGCACCGTTTAACTGAGACTCGGTTACAGATGTAAGTAACATTAAGAACGGCATAATAGCTAATCCAAATCCGCCGAGTGTTGCTCCAAGAGTTAATAGGCTCTTTCCGGTCTTGGATAAGTTGAACATTCCAGCTATAAATCCAGCTGCAGAGAATATCAACATAACACCAGCAAGTATAAGTGATCCCTTTAGCATATTGCCGTTCAATGTTTGAACAAGCATTAAGAAAGGCATAAGACCTGCCATGAACGCAGATATTGCAGTTGATAGCTTTGGATCAAATAATGCCGTAGCAAACCCATTTATAACACCACCAACAAGAGCTCCTATAGCCTGACCAATTATTGTTGCACCCTTTATAATATTAGAACCATCAGTCGCAATGCCTCCAATAATCGCAAATACGCCAGTTAATGCTAATATAGCAGCACCTAATACAGCTATGCCCAATAAGACTGGAACGGCTGCAGCACCAACTGGTATTAACAAGTCCAAAGCTGCAGCTAAAGGAACCATAGCAAATGCTAAAACGGTAACTGCGGCTGCGGAAACTAGTGTTGACGGACCGACATCCATCTTAGATAATAAAAATGTAATGCCTGTTAATGCTAGTAACACTGCTCCAACCATAGCCAACGCTGGTATCAACTTCACTATAACTGGTCCTAAAATTGATGCGGCCATTAAAGACTCGAGAGCCATCATAATAGGTATCAACGCCATTGCTAATATAGTAACAGATGCTGCTCCGGCTAGCGCAGATTTCCAATCACCAACCAAATGCGATAATGCAACAACTATTAAACCTAATCCTACAAATATCACAGCCATTATACCTAGTGCTTTCATTAATGGCCCAGCAACTGCTGAAATACGAATACATGACTGACCTAATATAGTTAGTACTTCTGATAATGGAATCATAGCAAGAGCCAATATAAGCATTGAACCTGCAGCTGTAACCATTCCACTAACATTTGTGCCCATTATTTTGCTCATTACGAACGCCAAGGCGCCAAGAGTAACCATAATGCCAGTCATTATTATAAGTGTTCTAAATATACCTTTTTGAGGTTTTTGAATCTTTCCAAGAACATACATAACTCCAGCTACAGTCAATAGAGTGGCCATTAGAATGCCAGCCGAAGCTACAACTCTGTTAAGATCTTTTATTAAGGCCAAAGCAGCTATAGCGGCTGCAAACACACCAACAATTGATGCGATGGCAATTAACGCTTTAACTCGCTCTTCACCTTTTCCTTCAAAACTCTTAGATGCAAACATAACAAGGGCTAAACCGCTCATAAGAGTTACTATAGCAAGTGTACCTTTAACCAAAGTAGCAGTCTTTATCATTCCAAGAGCCGCTACGGATGCTGTCATAAGCACAATGGCACCAGCAATACCAAGAGCAGCTAATCCAGCCTTATGAACGTCTTTTCCAGCATCGGCCATGAGATCTAGGATTGCTCCGAGAGCAAGCATGGTCGGTACAAGGAATACTAGAGATTTTAATATAGTACCCCATTTAACAGCTCTTATCATGTTAAGTGAAATAGTAAGCGCTAAAATAGCAAAGCCAATTGCTCCGACAGCTACACCAGCTTTTAGCGCTTCTTTGCCAATCAAACGCGATAGTAAGAAACATGCACCCATAACCATAAGAACTGTGATTATATTACCGATCCCTTCTTTAGCTGTTTCAGCAAGATTTGACTTAGCTATGAGTGTTATAGCGAAACCAAACAGCAACATAGAACCTGCCAGACCAGCTAAACCAAATACAAGAACTGCTATAGATGCTATAGCCGATTTAATTGGTCCTGCTGTGGCTGCCGCTGTAGACTTAAGCAATGCCGCAACTGCTGCAACAGCTACCATAAGTATTCCAATTGCTCCGGCAGCCTCTAATAAGTTTCCAGATTCTGCAGCTTTTGTCAATATATATAATGCTCCGGACAATGCTGCAATCCCAACAGCAATCGGTATTAAGCTACTTGCCAAATAAGGTAATTTACCCTTTGACAAGAATAATTGAGCAACTTTGGTGAGTCCTATAAGAACAATCCCGAGAACGCCCATAGCGACTATGGATGCTGCTACAGACTTCAATGGGTCATGTAATTGATCCATAGCACGCACCAATACACCAAGCGAAGCACCAATCAAACTAATTCCCAATGCTATAGTAATCATAAAGCCTGCGAATGTCTTAAGTTTAATGCCAGTTCCAGTTAAAGCCGCAATATTCTTAAATAAGAAGGCCAAAGCCGCCGTTACTCCAGCAATTACGCCTCCTGCGACAATAACATTATCTTTACCGCACAACTTACATGCTAATGCTAAAATAGCTATCGCACCAGCAACCATAAGTATAGCTTTAGCAATCTCTTCAAACGCTTTACCTTTAAGAACCTTAACAAAACCATCAGTAGCAGCCTCAAGTGATTCTGATGCTGTTTTCATAAATTTTTCAAATGCTTTAAATGGTCCTTTAAGGATCTTGATCATCTTTAATAAGTCATATGCAAATTTATAGGTGAAAGCACCCATAATCATAGACATTACAACTCCCCAGTCTATTTTAGATAGGAAGTTTTTGATCTTATCTATAAGCTTACCAATTCCACCTTTAGCGGAAGTCCAGGCAGCTTCTCCAAGGTCTTTGAGTAAACCCCATATACCTTTTATTACGGTCTTTACTCTTTCCCCAGTTGTTTCACAATCTTCCAAAGTTTTTACAAAATTTTGGAACTTCTCTACAAATGGGGCTGTAGCATCATTATTCTCTAAGAAATCTTTAATCTTATCGAATACTTTTGCTATTTTGCTCTTTCCTAGAGCTAGTAAATCTTTAACAAATGGCCATCCTTTCTTAGCAAAGCCTTCAAATACAGTCTTTACACCTTCTATAAACTTACCAAAAGCTTCATTTTCCGATATGATTTTGAAAAAGTCCTTAACTTTATTGACTACGCCGCCAATAACATTTGCAAGAACATCAAATACGTTATTAACTGCATCGTTTTCCTTAACCCAATCGTGAAAAGCAACTACAAGATCTGCAATCTTAGCCACAAATTCGCCAATGGTCATATCTTTATTCTTAGAAACAATCTGTAAGAACTTCTCAAAACCATCAATAACACCTTTGGTTATCATATGAACCAAATCCATAGCCGCGAATAAACCTTTGAATATTCGCTTCATACGATCTAACTGAGTCCCATTAAGTTTTAACTTTTTAGTAAATTTATTGAATCTCTCGATAAGAGAATATAACGTGAATGTTGACTTTTTAGGGAATAGTTCCGTATAAGCATCTTTAATTGCTCTCAATGAATCCGATAAAGTGGTTAAAATGTTTGTTAATGATTTAACTATTAACTGACCACCAGTATCTTTTTTCATCATCTTGAGGTTTTGGTCAACCATAGAACCAGTTTTACCGACCTGATCCCTATAGTTTTTAAGCATCTCAATCTGCTCAGCACTGGCTTTTTTGTTTTTCTTCTGAGTCTTTATCATCTTATTGACAGACTCTTCAAATATCTCATTAGTAAGCCAGCCACGTTTCAAAGAGTTACGATACGTTCCATCCTCTTTGATCATCTTCTTGACATTGACACCATGCTCTTTAGCCGTTTCCATCAATGTCTTTTTGAATTTCTTTGTTGAAATTCCGGCCCTATTAAAATTAGTCTCGAGATCGATTAATGGAGTTCCTATATTAAGAAATCCCTTTAATTTATCGCTTAAGCTTGTGAATGTTTCTCCTGTCTGCTGTATAGATTTATTGAATGTTTCGATTGCACGAACTCCAATATGTGATAAACCAGCAAAGAAGTCATTCAAAACATTAATTACAGGGGTTAATGCTGCGCTTAAGCTATCGACAGCTTCATGAATAGCATTGAATATATCTCTCAACTTATTAAGATTCGGTTCGGCTATCTTCTGACCAAGTCTCGACAATGCCGATTTCATGTTTGCTAACGAACCGCTATAAGTCTCATTAGCAGCTGTTGCATGCTCACCAAAAGCATCATCCATCACTTTTGCGAAAGTCTTGAAATCGATCTGGCCCTTTCGAGTCATTTCACGAATCTCGGCTTCTGTCTTACCAAGGGCTTTTCCAAGTGTAGCGGCAGCATTCATACCACGAGTTGACAGACGCATTAATGTGTCACCTGTCACTTTACCCTGACCAGCAACATCAACAAAGATATCACCGATCTCTGAGTAAGCGGAGTTCGTCATCGCAGCAACACCAGAGACGCCTCGCAATGCCTTGTCCATCTCATCGCCAAGCTTAACACCAGCGGTTACAATCTGAGCAGCAACACGAGTAGCTTCGTCTCCACCAAATGGGGTTCCTACAACAGCCTTGCTAATACTATCTTTAATGTCATCCCATTGAATTCCGAGAGCTCCCATCTGGAATTTACCAGACTCATAGTTGAGTGCTCTTGACATACCACCGGACTTGATCTGTCCGATTATTCCTTTGAAGGTATTGGTGAAAGTTGTTCCAATACCCATTATTTTCTTAGTTAACTCGGAAATTACAGTAGCTCCTGCCACTTGTAATGATGAAAACGAAACTTTTACCTTATCGACGCCTTTAGTAACTGGTGAAACATCGAATTTCTGAAAACCTCGTTCAACATGAGAAAAACTATCTTTGACATTATCAAAATTTAACTTCTCTTTAAGTTTGTCAATGGTTGACATACTCTCTTTAACATTAGCTTCAAACTTCTTATTGTCAAAGGACATTGAGACGACTCTATCATCAACTTCTCTACTCATGCCATCATCACCTCTTTCCAACAATCATCTAAAATCTCATCAAACACCGGTTTGAGGGCGGGATTTATGTAATCAACGCCGACTACATAGCCGCCCCCACCAGTTCCATGTCCGTATTGCAATATTATTGCTATCTGAACACCCTGATTTTCATTCCCATTATGAAAACTAAGTTGAACAACTCCATCTTTTCTTTCTGTTGTATAATACCAAGACTCTGCTGTCTTTCCAGTATCGATAGGCGTGGCATCTCGAAGCGCTTTGACTCCTCGACGACCATATTTATCTAGATCACTGAGGTTAATTGCATCTAAAACTCGTTCGGTATACCGATCAAATTTCGAAAAATCTCCTTTTTGTGTGAAAATAATACCCATCGTTATCATCCTTTCGTATTATACTTCTTACAACGGGCAGCGTTAAGAGCTCTATTTCTCTTAGCTATTTGTGATTTATTCAACTTTTCCGGAGGGGTGTTCTTTATAGAACAAACTCTAATTAGAGCAAGCAGCTTATTCAAATGCCATTTCTCACATGGATCGAATGGTATCTGATTAGAAACCATCCAGTAATAAATAAGTTCCGAAGTTACAGATTCTTTGTTACCGGCTTCGTTTTCATCCTCGGGAGGAAACCATACGGCTGTATTGGAATCAGCTATGTAGTTCTCTACATCCTTTAAATTTTCTGGAGTCATTAATCTGAAGTACATAGGATCGACTTTTGGTGTTATACACATACAGCGCATATAATCTAAAACTTCCTCTTGTGTTTTATTCTTATTTGTTAAGAATGATTTGTGCCATTTTGATTCCCATTTTGAAATTGAGATCAAAGAATGCTCTAGAGTTATAGTCTTCTCTTCAACTGTTATAAAAATTTGTTTTTCTTCATCCCATAGCTCTTGCTTGGGAACTGTTATATTAAGCATTGGTATCAGCAACGACGTTCAAAGCCGGTGCATCTCCATTCTTCTTAAGTGTGTCGACCTGATCTACCAATTTCTTTGGCAAAATACCATTAATGAAATCACCAGCCTTCTGCTCATTTGAAGCGAGCTCCATGTAAAGCTGTGAAAACGCATTGGTCTGAGCGAAATCGTTATAAATAGCTTCACTCTTCTCGAATTTACGTCCATCAGGTGACTTAACGCCATAAGAAAGCTTAATAATCTGCTTAAAAATCTTCATGATCTCAGGCACATCCTGAGTCTTTGTTATCTTATCAATGAGAGATCCGAAACCGCCTTTGACGCTAAGCTCAAGGTCGGTCAACTCAGCCTCTGTAAGGTTGAAATAAAAGTCCTCAGTTCTCTCGTTTCCATCAAAATCTTCAAAAGTAATAGTCTTCTTTAACATAGTTTTGCTCCTTTCGTAAATAAACAAGAGGGAGTGTCAAACACCCCCTCAGATACATAAAACTGATTAGGCAGTAACCTTAAGAATTGTGTACACTTCGTTTGGAAGTGGAAGGTATGGATCTGTAGCCTCAATGCTATGCTCAGCATCCGCATCCTGTCCATAAAGCGCAACTTCAAGAGCTGCAATCTTAGCCTTACGAGAGTCCTCAGTATCTCCGGTCTCACCACTAGCAGCAGCAATGTAAGCAGCCACATCAATAGTAAGAAGTGAAGTTGAGTTGTATTCAGTTGTAATACCAGCGATAGCATCTACAGCAACTGGATCGGTTGTAACTTCCCAGCTGAATGCAATAGCCTCTGGTGAATCGTTGATTGACTGGTAAGCCTTCTCTGAAGGAGATGCTTTACAGCCATAGAGTAAGTGAAGCTTATAGCCATACTTATTACCAACAACGTCATTACCAACAGTAGTTCTGTAGCAAAGACCGAACTTAGTTCTCTCCTGCTGACCAATGTTGATACCAGCAAGACCACCGAGCTCCTCTGTACCATCACATACAGCGAACTCTTTTGGATAAGTATAAGCCTCAATAGTAGCTCCAAGCTCCTCAGCTGACATCAATGAAAGATACTTCATATCATCAGCATAGATGTTGTTAGGCTCTGCACCTGAAGGTGACTCGGTTACTGAACTAAGTCCATTCCAAGCTACACCTGGACGGTACTGCTTTGTTGTTGTGTTGTAAGGGTAAAGTACACCCTTCTTGACACCGGTCTCGTATAAACGCTCGCCGGTCTGATCCCATGATAAAGCACTCATGTTTTTTTTCCTCCTTTAGTAATAAATAGAATAGTTGTCGTGATACAATTTATCTGCTACGAAGCGCCTGTCAAATCGGCACATCGGTAACAAAGCTAATTCATCAGATACCGGATCATCCGGATCTTTAGTTATGTATTGTAAAGAATATCTTTTATGCATTACATAACTCGTGTCATCTGCGTAATCAACTTCTCTATCATCTAATGAATAAATTAGACAAGGATATCGAAGTCTTGTGTTTTCTGGTGGTTGAAAATATAAGTTATCTTCACCAACTATAATCGCTAGCATTTCGTCTAGTTCTGCTCTATTACTCATTGTAAATACCTCCTACCTCTAGTATTACTCTAGGGTGTTGTATTTCAATGCTGGAAATGGTCCATTTTGAATTCATCCACGTTACATATTTCATATACTGAAGATTCTCCAACATGAATGTATCTGAAAGCACACTTATCTGATTATTCAGTGTGAAATCGTCATTTCGATTGCCGGAATTCTCGTTTCTTCTATAATTTCTTAATATGTCTCCGCGATATGGTTTTTCGGTGACTTCCTCAATCCAAACGCTAGGTTTAGTTTCAGATTTCACCGTTTGGGTAAACCCAATAGCTCCTGCCCATTTGTTCAAGGAAATCACCTTAACCTTTCTTATCGATACTTAAAAGCTAGCATTAAGTATCACCATAATTTAGTGTCGCCTGGTGTCCTCTCCAATACAACCTCAGGCTCTTTATCATCATTTCCATAATGTATTAAATTATGTGTATGATGAGAGACGCATATTAGATACTCCGCATTTAATAGATTATCGCTTGCATCCATTACATCTTCTACGGTTAGTGGATTCATGTGGTGGATGTAGATTCTATTTCCAATTGGACGGTCATAACACCCCAAATCGCATCCGTCATCTCTCGATATTATGTAATCTCTTAGTCTTCTCCATTCCGTTGAATGGTAGAATCGCTGATTTAAATATCGATCAAACCCAAAAGTGTCGAATCCAACAGAACCATTTAGTTTTAAGTATTCTAATCTCTCTTCGAATGTCGGTATCTCGATTAGTTCAGAATATCTTCTCAAATAATCACCTACTGTCTAACAGTATTTGGTATCATTCCATCCCAAGGATCAGCAGTTATACCAAGACGGAACTCCAACTCTTGAAGAATGTTGTTGTTTGCTTCGTTAACTGTACTGCTCGTTGACGGGTCGAAAATACTCTTGGTTTTTAACCACATATAGGTTTTAACCGGCTCCAATCTAGGATCGCCGCTTGTTAAATAGTCGGTCCATACTGCTGTATCATCACTTATTGAGAATCCACCTTCTGGTCCAACACCGAGCTGTTCCAAAACTGCAAAAACTGTATTTATAGATACCATTACATCCAAATCAAAAGCATCATAACTTGGATCTATGCCAAGATGTAGTTTTGTTGATTGTAAAATACTATCCGATACTTCTGGCATAAAATCACCTTCCATTCATCATAGAATAAAATCTTTTTTGCAGAAGCCGAGTGTATTGTCTGGGCCTTCTACGTAGAAAAAATCCGAAGTCTCATCAATAATCTTGAGCTCTGTATTGATAGGTACAACTCTAACGACCGGTGCTGCAAGATTAGCATCTGCTCTGATGTTGAGTGAAGTTGCTGTGACTTTACCGGTCTTGATGGTTGATTTAGCTGTCTTAGGCTCTGGCTTGATTTCAACCACGCCCTCTACAGGAGTTGGCTCTTCAACCTTCTCGGCCTTTACTTCGGTATCGAGGACATCCTCAGCAATATCATTTTCAATAACTTCAGTAGCCTCTTCGGCTGTAAATAACTTTTTCTTCATTGTGTTTCCTCCTTTATTTCGCCTTTAGTGACGTGAATGGGATTTTGTTAATTTTATTTAATACATATTGGATATCGCCAGTAGAATAATAAATATTATTTCCATCAGTCCATATACTACTGCCATAAAAATTAGTCAATCCATTCCATGTTTTTGTTGTCCATGTGGAAGTTGACTTGTCTAATACATA